TTAGAATACAAAGCATTGCTAATGAGATCATACGACGACATTTCAAACAATGTAGAACCAACAGAATTTATCAATCACGAACTGGCTCTTGGCAAAAGTCTTGATGACATTCAAGCAGGCATTGAAGATAATCGTGTATGGATTATGGAAACAATGAAAATGAAGAAAACCTAAAGCCTCCCTGTTTATAGGTTTTGGCCCTGTTAAACGCAGGGCTTTTTTGTTTCCGCTAAATATCTGCATGACAACGGAAAAACAATCAGATCAACCAAAAGTGCGTAAGAAGGCACCCAGTCGTGGTGGTGCTCGCAAAGGTGCTGGCCGTCCCGTAGGATCAACCAACAAGATCCGGATTGAAGAACTCATGACCACCATACACACCACGGCTGGTCGCCCCTATGGTGAACTCCTGGCACAGAACTATGTTCAAGCCATTGCTCGTGAAGACTGGAATGGTGTTCGCGACTACGACAAAGCATTCATGAACAAGATGATTGCTGACAAAACTGAAGTGACCACAGTAGACAGTGCAGACACAGTGGCACAAAAATCAGCAGCTTTTGCAGAAGCCATAGCCCAAATAGCTGGTATAGCCAAGAAACACTAAATAATCATATGCCGTTGATAAAGTCCAAATCAAAACAAGCGTTTGACAAAAATGTCAAGACAGAAATCGCAGCGGGGAAACCGCCTCGTCAGGCTGTGGCTATCGCGTATGCCACCAAGCGATCGGCAGCAAAGACTTCGAAGTCAAAAGGAAAACAAAAATGAAACCAGCAGGTACACAACGAGATACCAACTTGAATTTTGATGGCATGGAAAGCATGAGCCCCAGCCGCAGTTCAAAGTTTGCACACAACAAGTGGTCAGGACACTCTAATGATGGTCGTGAAGTAAACTTTGGTCGTGGCCCCACCCGAGGCAACGACGGCATGTGCGACACTCCAAAGAACCCTTCGTCAAGCGTGACCAAAGACAAGGCAAAGCGTCCTCCAGTGAGTGCAGTGCCTGCAGTGCCCGCACAGGGCAGTGTTCGCGACAACATCAACCGTGGTCATCAATATCGCGGTGAGGGTGGCACACAAGTTCGCAAGCCTGCACCAGACAACATCCGTGTGGGACAAACTGGTGGCACAAGTTATGGTGCCATGAGTCGTGGTAGTCGTCCTGTTGCTGCTGGCAGCACTGACGGTATCAACTACGGTCCCAAGAAGCAATACTAATAGGAACCTGACACCATGATCCCATTTATCCCCCAAGGTCCATCAGTGATACTGCCCTACACTGATGACTCAACAGACAACAGCGTGACCCTGGACATGGGTGCGTTAGGCGTGCCCAATGTGCTGTATGTTGTGAACCCAGACACTGCCAATGTGGTTGTGGTCAATGTGAGTTTTGATCCACTGGACACCAACGCCAGCATCCCTACATCAGGAGCCAATGGCATAGGCACAGTGATCGCACCGTTTGGTTATGCCATGATTGGCATTGACTCACACTACCGCACTGGGCCTGTGTATCTAAGTGCTGCTGGCGACAGTGCCACAGGCAATGTGTTTGTGACACCTGGCGTGACACAGTACAAGTAAGGAACAACAATGAAAACCAATCCAGAATCTAAACCCATCAACCAAAAGCGTGGACCCACAACAGGCAACGCTGGTACTGCAAGCAAGCGTGAACAGTTCATGACAGCCAAAGCCAAATCTGGTAATGAACGCAGTGCTCTTGCTGACATGGTAAGTGACGCTGTGGCCAACCGTGGCCGCAAAATGAAAGGCTTCCGCGACGCCGCAGTGGAAGGACTCAAACCCATGGTAAATGTGGGACGAGGACCTACAAAAGGCAACAAGGCCTAAACAGCCTATTCACAGTCAGTGCCCAGGGCACTGGCTGTTTTCTGATCTATAACTGTAAGGAACTGATATGACTGATCAAACCACCAACCCTTGGGCTGACGAAGAGCCCACCTCCAAGACTGTAAAGCCCGCAAAGGCCGCAGCACCAAAAAAAAATCTTGAGCAACAATTGGCCACCCAGGTTGAATATGACCTGGACGGCCTCATGACTGACTTTCCCACTGCCCGAGACCTTGAACGCTTTGTGTTCGACGAAACTGGCATTGTGTTGAACCTCAAAGGTCGCTCAAACAAACTCAAATACCAAGTGGCCATGGATGTGCTCAACGGTGGCAAACCACCTGCTGAAGTGATTGGCACTGAGAATCCTTACTTGGACAAGGTGGAACTGATTCCAGAAGAACCGTTCAAGACAGACTTTGCAAGAGATCCTGAAATTGATCTAGCAGGTCCTGAAGTCACCCGCTTTGGCACCAGTGTGTTTCCGCATCCAGATCCTGAATGGCGTGCAAGAGATCAGAAGTGTCAGGTTGTGTTTCGCAAATACATGAACGGCACTATCACATACGAAGTGTTGGGTCCAGTGGCCAAGCGAGCAGTGGGCACCAAGATCAACAAGTTTGGTCAAAAGCAGCCTGAAAAGTATGTGTGGATTGATCCTAGAACAGGCGAACAGATTATCAGAAATGCCGCTGGCAAACTGACACCGCTAGGCACACGACTGCAGGCATTCATGAAAAAGCAACGGGTCAATAAAAGCAATCACTGGGACACCTGGATTGACAGAGACTTTGTGGCCAGCGACAACGCCATTGTTGATAACCCGTGGGCTGTGTAATGACTGAACAGCAAACCCAGGCTGCTAGACAAACTGCAGAAATCAAAATTATGCAGAAGGTCAATGCGGCACATAGAGAAAGCTTTGCCATCAAGTTTCCAGGGCAGTTGGAACACATACTTAGACTCACAGCAGAACGCTTGCAGGCTGGCTTGGACAAGCGTGATGGTGTTGATGTCATGCGTCCTGAAACCTGGCGTCTAAACACACAAGAGATTGCAGACTTGGCTGAAGCCATGTATTATATCACGCTAATACAAGACAACCTAAGAGAGCACACGAATGCAATATCAGATACTACAGGGCGATAATCGCGATACCCTACGCACTCTAGCAGACAATAGCATAGATGCCATAGTGACAGATCCACCTTACGGCATTGACTTCTTGGGCAAGGCCTGGGACGCCAATGTGGGTGCATTAGAAACTTATAAGGAATGCTTGCGTGTGCTCAAACCTGGTGGTCATATCTTGGCCTTCAGTGCTGCTAGAACCTATCACCATCTTGCTGTCACGCTGGAACAGGCTGGATTTGAAATACGCGATCAGATCATGTGGATCTACAGTTCAGGCTTTCCCAAGAGTCAAAATGTGGGCAAATCAATAGATCGCCAAAGTGGTAAAGCCGCACACAAGGCAGAACTGTCAGAAGTCAAAGCCATACTTAAAAAACTCTACACAGAGTCTGGCAAAAGCACCGCAGAGATTTCGCGTGAGTGCGGATTCAATGCAGGTGGATACTTAAAGACAGATTTCAAAGACAAGGGCTGGGCCAACAACCTGCCCAAGGATGACAAATGGCTCACGCTGAAATCAGTGTTGGGCTGTGGCAATGACTATGATGATTATTTTATAACTACACCACAGGTCAAAATAGGTGAGAAAGAATCTGGTTGCTTTGATCAGGACTTTGACAACTACACCATTGGTGCTCGTAGCAAGACTGTAGATATTACTCAAAGTCAGACACCAGCAGGTCAGCAATGGTCAGGTTGGGGCACAGCTCTCAAACCCGCACACGAACCCATAGTGTTAGCCCGCAAGCCCATTAAACTCAGCATAGCCAAGAACTGTCAGCGGTGGGGCACAGGTGCCTTAAACATTGATGCTACTAGAATTCCCTATGTTGATGATAAGGACATTAAGTCAGCACAGTTTGGTCGCCCAAGCACAGATAATCACTCTTACATCAATACTGAAGCACAGCAGACAAGAGATAACTTAGATGTAGTTCAGGCTAATGATAAAGGGCGTTTTCCCAGCAATGTCATAGGTGAAATCCCAGACTATCAAAAGTATTTCTACTGCCCCAAGGTCAGCCGTGCAGAAAGACATGTTGGGTATGTAGATTTAGTCAAGAGAG